AAGTTTACGGCTTGCTTTTTCAAGTATTTCTTCCATTTCAGCAAGATCTAGCATATTACCTTTGTGTTTAACATTGCCTTGAGTTCCATCCTTTAAGGCTTCTGCCATATCCCATTTACTTCTATGTTGTCTATATGGATTAAGGAAATCTTTTTCCCATGTACCTTCTTTCACAGCCCAAGCAAAATCTATAATGCGTCCCATGCCGCCGCCAATTTCTCCAAACAAGTCGCTAAGGCGTAGAACTTCTTCATACGTAGCACCTGTTCCATCTTGTATCAAACTAACAACCCAATCAGGATCATCACTTTCAACAGCTTCAGAATACTTGTCCCAAAGTTTGGAATTTTGTACAATACGCTCACCAAGTCTACCTAATTTTTTAACCAAGGCAAATTCACGATCCATAGGTTCAGCGTCTTCAGCCATATCCAACACCTTACCTTTGTGTTTAACATCGCCTTGCTTCTCAGCTTTCTTTTTATCTTTGTGAGCTCCAGCGCCGCTAGTAGTTGCATTCTTAGCCACAAAGTTACGTGGCTTAGGAGGTTCTTGTTTTTGTGTTTTGCCTTCTGCTACTGGTGGTTCGCTGTCTTTCTTTTCTTCTGGTTTACCAAAAGGATATACAGGCACCCAACTAGTTCCTTGCTTTTGTACAAATTTATTAGGATCAAACTTACTTCGAATAATATTATGTACCCGTAGAGCTTTTTCTACGCTATCTCTAAACCCCATAGAGTGTGCTTCACGCTCGTCGAGATTATCTATCATTCTTTGTTTTACTCTTCCGGAAGCTGTATCATATCGATACATAAGATTAGCTTCATCATTTTGAAAAGCTTCGTTAGTTGGTACACAGTTAGGAACTGTTCGGCCACCTTTTTTCTTTGTGCCTACAGGCTTGTAACCTTTCCAGCAGGGATTTGAATTACGTAATGTTTTCTTAGCCTCTTCTAATGCTTGCTCTACTTGTTGAATATCTTCTTCACAGTTCCAACGACGGCGAGCTTTGCAAATAGCCTTATCGGGTGTTTTTGCACAACTGATGTTATGCATATCCATTTGCCCTTTTGATCGAGAACAATAGCTGCCTCGACGTTTAGACGCTTTGCTGCCTTTCTTTAATTTGCTAGGCTTAGTAGTGACGGCTGTTTTTAACTTACTACCTGGATTTTCGCGACGATATGCATTTACTGCTTTTCGACTCATTCCATCAGTTTTATCTTTTTTGTTAACTTTTTGCCAGTCTTCGTTAAGAACATCTTTTGCTTTCATAGCATATACCCAAAGTAATACTGTATTTATATGTATTACTGGGCAAGAAACTCAAATACGTTAAGCCACTTTCTTTTACCAATTGTAGCTTTTAAGTTAGTTAAATCTGCTTTTGTAGCATGTCTAAATCGACTGTTCTCTTCATTAGGCATAGGGATAAATTCTATTTCTACACCTTCTTGTTCGGCTATTTCTTCTGCAATATCTAAGAAACTGTGGGCAAGACCGCTGCCAACATTCCATATTCCAGACCCATTAACTTGTTTAATGAAGTCGATGTGTAAACGGCATACATCACCAACCCAAGTCCAATCACGACGAACATGTTCAGCATTCTCCCATACAGTAATTTTACCTTCTTTGCGAGCTTGTGTGCGCCACTTGTGTATAGCGTTTGCTCGGCGCCCTCTTAGATGCATCCATTTTCCGTAGACATTAAAGTAACGGAAACCCTGCACCATTATAGTAAGCCTTTGTTGAAACACCCAACGATCAAATAGATACTTGCTCCAAGCATAAGGAGTCTGTGGATGACAAGCAGCATGTTCACTAAAGTCTCGGGTGTCTCCGTAGACTGAGCTTGAGCTCGCATATTGGAGGTGTGTTCCGTGTTTGTTGCATTCGTTGAACAGCCACTGGCTGAATTCATAATTTTGCCTCATAACTAGATCTACATCTGTTTCGGTCATGTCAGCAATAGCACCTAAGTGTATGACCCAGTCATACGGAGTTACGTCTGGAAGATTATGTGGATCCCACTCCCATCCATCAACTGTCCAGCCTTCCTCTTGGTGGCACCATGCTAACATATTACGACCAATAAATCCATCATGGCCGGTGATTAGTATTTTCATGATACTATTTAATGTGCATGTTTTCTATAGTCTTCGTTTAAGATAGTCTTCTTAGCATGACAAACAAAACAAAGAGATTTAACGTTTTCTTTTGAATCAGAGCCGCCGTCAGCCTTTCTTTCGTTATGGTGATCTCCGTGCATGATTACACGACCAACTCTTCGTTTGAGCATTTCGTCTTCGATATCTCGAAGGCGAGGGTCTTCTAATGCATTGTAACCGCACTCGATACAAACCCAATCTCGATGGAAAGTATGAGGGCGATCAATACGACCCATGCCCCCATACTCTCGTTGCTGTATTTGATGTTCTCTACAAAGAACATCTGAGCCAGGGCCTTCAAATTGGCTAACTTGTTCTCCGCAAACCTTACAAGTTTTACCCAAGTCTTTTTTCAACTGGGCTGGGCTTTTTAGTTTATCAAATACAGGATCTCTCATGATTACACCAAATCCTTTTTAAGCGGAGAAAAAGGACTGTTGCTATCAGAACGGGGAACCCGGTGTGTCATGCCTTTTGCTAATTGTGCAATAAGGTAAGGAAAGCCATGTACAGGTTCTTTCTTAAATTTAGCAGCAGGAACATCATATCCTAAGTTGGCTAGATGTTTGTTTGTTGCTGTGTGCCAATTAGTGTAGGCATTCTACATAGGCTGTATCAACTTTAATACCGTCGATACGACAACGATCAAAATAATGAGCCATCATCACCATTTCTTTTTCAATCACTGGCCGCTGTAGTTGTGTAGCTAGAGAAAGATATTGCATCAAATACTTTACAGACTCGGCTTCAAGTTTATTAATTTCTTGCAAACGAGTAATTGCTCCAGGCATATCATCGTCATTAAACTTTTTAGCCGTAACAAACAGGCCAGCTGTTTCAATGTGCTTTTGTTTTTGTTCTGCTTGAACCCATAGCGGATTCTTTGAGCCATCAACTCGAACACCGTAAATCATCTGTTCCCAGATATCAACAAGGTCAAGTGACTTTTTACCTTCAGGGCCGTTATGGCTAATGAAGGTAGAACGCATTTCTGCTTTCAAATGGCTATGATAGATGTTTACAGGAATCTCAATAGCTTCTGGCTTTTCTTCAAAGATGTGCGTTGCAATAAGCCACAACAACACCAAAGTGTGCTGCCCGTCCCACGCTAGGTACTCGTCCTTGTTTGCTATAGGACGGTAGACTTGAATCGGTACAACTTTTGTAGCAAGAAATTTATTAAGCAAGTGTAGCACCCAAAAAATATCAAGTTGACGTTGCATAGTGCCGTCAACCTTAACCTGTGCCATAATAACAGATTTGGCTTCGGCTAGGAGTAGGTCACTCCATTTTTTAAGATGTGGATTATTTCTGCGGAACTCTGCTTTTGCCTGTTCTAGGCAAGCATCTACAATTTCTTTATTGTAGTCGGATAGTGCATCGTATGTTTCTTGCCATCTTTGAGAGATTGCGCGAACAGCACTTTTAGAATTTGAAAAACGTGAGTTTTTGGTTACAGCATAAGACTGTACTGCATTAAGTAAGTTCATCATTTTGGCCTCTTCCAGTTTTGATGATTTCTGCACAAAATTGTGCATTACCTTAATTATACGGCCACTGATCTTTTATGTCAACAGTTTAGATGCCATTTCTGTTGTAGACTACAGGCATTTCGCAAATATATTGCCCATTCCAAAGATGTTTAGCAACATTGCAATTACCGCCTGTCACAGCCGACCCTGCGTGATCTCCTAGTCCTTTACCTGTGGTTGCATAGCTACCGACACTGGCTACTGTATAGGCGGCACAGCCTTGTAGTAATAAACAGATTAAGAGTAATATTCTCATACTACATTTTAGTATAATAAACGATTTGAGTCAATTGTTTTGACAATAAATACTAGAGGAGAATACACTATGCCATATCGAATTAAAGCAAAAAGCTCAAGCGGAAATACAGTTACTCGATTAGATTTACGCGATCAGATTATCGAAAATCGTGCGGTTGCACAACAACTAGCTGACGAGTTTGCCGCAACTAGAAAACATGGCGGGAAAGAAACCTGGGTCGGTATTGTTGAATACTATACAAACGCAACCAGTATTGCCAATCCCGATTGGGATCGTAAATTAAACGGTTTAGTCCGGTAATTGCGAATATCTGGCTAGGAATGCTTCTAGTCTACAGTTGTAACTCTGTTTCGTTTCTATATTCTTAAATTCTACCCAATCATCGCCACCAGGGGATGTTATCTCTGTTACTTCCATAACAACAGATTTTGAATTTTGAACTGAGTGATACCTCTGCCCAATGCGGGGAAATTTACTCATTGTATTAACATCCTAATTAATCCAATTGCATCGATAGTTACAAGTAAAAGGTAGTTAGCCAACATGCCAAACGATTTCCTAGTATGAGCAGCCCAAGCATACATGGCACAGCCAGCGATCCAAATAGGGTACAAAATAAGTAAAGGTGGATTGGGGACAGTGGACTTAGGATAGGCCTATCCTTTAATCTTTAGATTAAAGAGTAATACCTAATGCCTTAGCCTTGTAGCCCAATGCTACGATTTCACGACTTGGCTGACCCATTTCGTATTCAGTTACTGTTACACCGTTGTTAGCAACACGGTTGCGGGTATAAACTGCATAACCGTTTTGTTTAATACGGCTAACTTCTGCGCTGATATTCTTGATACCAAAACGCTTCTGTGCTTGTGCAGGTGTAACCTTCTCACCGTTGTAAAGTGCGTTGAATAACTTGAATGTCTTTGTCTCTGGGTTAAAATATTTCATCTTTATTTTCCTCTTTTTAGATTATGCTGTAATTAAACAGCTATATCTAGTTTAACTTAACACGAACTATTATACAAGTTCTTTGGCAGAATCTCCGTTAGGAATATTACCAAAAAACTTTCTGCCAGGGAATCTTTTTTGAGCTTGTTCTAGCAAGTCTGAAAGGGTAGGGCCTTGGGCAATAAATTCGTCATCCTCTTTGGCAAACGCATAAAGAACATCACCAATTCTTTCAATTTTAATTTCAGTACCAACTTTAGTACCCTCATCGGGTTCTTCACCATCATTGATCTTTTTAATTTTCTCAAGGCTTTCTATAATCTTATCTGGGTGTTCCGAAATGTTGTATAGAAATACTATTCCCCTAGTATGCCACCCGAGCCAAATGCCGACTCCAAATGCAATAGAATACAGTAAAAATTCCATGTTCATTCCTTGGTTAGATTTTTTATTTAATCAATTCTAAGTTCAAAATCTTTGCTACTCTTTCGCCAACATCTTCCCCGTTAGGGATTACGTATGTTTGACTGTCGTGTCTGTCTTTGCGTTCATCGTAGCGACGAACGTTGAGTATTCTTCCGCCTACCGCTGTGCTTAGTTCAAAACTAATGCGATCTTCACCTTCGGAGCGGCCACGTTCAACCAGGGCTGTTCCCATTTTCATATTCCTTTCAAGGATGCCAATTCCTCTTTCAGATTCTTCATAATGATCTTTCATTTCCCAGGCCTTTTTAGCCTGCTTATAAAACCAACGGTCAAACCATTTCATCGTCCGGCTCTCCCATGGGTTTTTCAATCCCAATCTTGCCGCGGCCCGCAGCAATGTTTGCTAGGATTTGTGTCTTTTGTTCCGCCCAGGCTTGTTCACTAAGGGTATGCAACCCTAAACACTTTCCATTAGGACTACGTCCACACCCACAGCTACCAAATTCCTCGGTATTTTCAGTTACTCTTACTTGCATTTTTTATCCTTTCAATAAGTTGATTTGCTTCTGTTAGACCTTTTTGATCTAGCATTGATTCTAAAATGGCAGCTTGTGCTTCATCTATCCATTCTGCTGAGGGCCAGCTGGTGTAAGGTTGTGTCCATTTTATAGTATAAAAGTGTTTCTCCATTATTTTCCATCCTTGATAGTATTAAACAGATTAGACTTTTGTTCTTTAAACTTTCGCCAATTATCTATCAGAGAGTCTATAATAAACCATTTACACATAAACAAGAATGGAATTACAATAGTACAATAGAATATAGTTCTAGAAACTTCATCTTCTCTAAAGGCGGTAAATCCCATAAGAAAGAAGTTTACAATATAAACCTTTTGATAAAATTCTAATTTTTCATATTGCCATTTGACAAATAACCAAAGATCGTTCATTTATTGTCCTTAGTAAGTTCGCAGATCATAAGAAACTTTTCAAAGCTCTTACGGACTGTTGGGTTAGTTAATAGTTTGTCAGCTTCTTCCATCATAGCCCGAACTCCTGCTTCCGCACAGTCATGCACACTGAGTCCGTGTAGTGTACACAGTTCGTCACCAAACTCCTTGGCTAACTTTTCCCAGGCTTTTTTCTGCCCAGGAGTAATAGGAGTAGACTTTGGACGCAGTTCGCTAGCCTTGCTGATAGCTTTGCAGATAGCATCCTCGGCAACACGCCCAGCAGCGATCATAGCAGCGTAGTTTGGATCAATGTTGAACCTACGACTACTACCGCCAGGATAAGACATAATGAGATGAGTACCTTTCGGAAAGCTATCCAAAAAATCTGAATCATATTCTGCTACAGGCACATACCTGCGTCCTTTTTTTTCGTAGTAAATCTTTTTCATCAAAAACCTTTAGCACGTCGTTCTTCAATGGTTTGACAATGTATGCACAGTTGTACTCCCGGTATCGCCTTCTGACGAGCTTCTGGGATGTCGTCGCCGCATTCAGCACATTCAGATAAACTAGCATACTTGCGTTGTTCTGCAAGTTTTTCCTGAACTTTGCCAATAGCATTAAAGTTGTTGTGAATAGATTGAAGTTGAGCTATTTCAGCTTCTTCTTCGTTGTTGTATTCAAAGTCATTAGTATCATTCATACGTTATTATACTACCTAAAAATTAAAAAGTCAACCTGTGTACCAACCTCTTAGAACATATTCAGTCCATCTTTTGGGTTTGATATAAGCTGTAATTATAACCTTATGCCCAAAATTTATTGGGTCGGACATTAAATGGTAAGTTGGATCTCGTCCGTGCTTCATTACCCAACTACCGTGATCTGTTTGTTGCCAATCCGATATAGGGGATGCAATATATATGTCTGGGTCTTCAACATCGCCCATAGTGAATGTATGTACTACCCTACGTTCATATACTTCATCTTCTATTAAACGATATTTTAGTTGAGGTTTTGGTTGATTTATCGATATTGCCAAACTAGTTCCTCCTCTAACCATCGTTTACAATTAGGCCAATCTCGGTATAAGAATGCCCTGCCACCGTTTTCTAACCAATCACTGTTGTTGCCTGCTCGATCGTCAATAAGAATATCTCCAGGTTGCTTTATATGTTGCCACTTGTCATGACTGTATGGTCCAAAAAATACAGGTATGCCTGGAAAGCGTTCATGTGCCCACCAAACTTTATCATTAAAAGCCCATTGCATATCGTTATGTCTTGGCACAGCCGTTAAGAACGCTATAAAGGTTCCCGGATGGGCTCGTTGATAGGCTAAGATCCATTCTACTAGATCATTGGCGCCTTCTTTAAGAGGTAGATCTCTGTAGAGCCTAGGGTTGTCGCGTAGATGTTGCCATTCGTGTTCAGGAAAGCGTTCGCCATCATGCCTATTACCTAATACTTGTCTAGCATAACTCTTGAAGTCTGCTACTACATCGTCCATGTCAATATAGATATTCATTCCTCAACTCCAAAATCTTTCTTTATAGAATCACGGATCTGCTGTGCCGTTCCATTAATCGTAGCATGAGCATCACACCATTCCATGCATTCCCTAACAATCAACTCGGCAAACTTTTGTGTATCAAAATGTAACTGCCATGATATTCACGTTCTACTAGCTTATGGAAATGTTCTTGTGTCAGCGTGACATCAACCGCCTGTTTATAATTATGTTCGATGTAGGCACTGGCGGTACTATTCCAATCATTATAATTAGGTCGGTGGTAGACAGCGTAGCGGGTACGGCTTTCTTTGATATCTGCTTCGTATCTTTTTTTAAAATTGGTTAAAGGATCTATGTCCATATTCATTTCCAATACTTTATTTGAAACAGCATAAACTTTTTAGGATTGATTACAGTATATTCAGCTGTGTAATTGCCTGTGCCATCTGTTTCCATTTTAAATCCGTATTTCTCTTCTGCCCAGTAGTGTATAGTAGGACGGGAAGTTAAATCATATACACCTTTAAATTCGGCCATATATTCTGGGCGCATGGCATGAATAGCTCCCCAATATCGATTGCGTTCTATCAACGCACGTTCTAATTCATTATCTCCCATGCTACAATTCTTCCTAAGACCATTTTATCACAAACCAATCACGATCCTTTTGTTCTTTAAACCAAAACTTACGATCATTCATGTACCAACGTTGTAAAGGTTCTGGTGTTAAATTCTTTTTTTCACTCCACAGGCTTCCTGTAGGTCCAAAGGTATCCAAACACCAAATTTCCATTTCAAACCAATTGCCTCCCACTGGCTCTACTGTATAATATCGACTGCCATAGACTGTGCCTTGTCCAAAGGTCAGTGCTTCTACAGGTCTATCCTTTAGATCATTAAGTAATCTTTTAAGAGCCTGCTCGCTCATATTGTTATAGTTTGAACGGTTGTTCATTAACCTAACCACCTCAATTTAAACCACATGGCGTCTTGAGCTTGCTCAAAAATGAAATCAAATCGATTCTTTTCGTGGGGGCCTTTAACATGCTGTTCAATCCAACGATGTATTTCTTTTAGGTTGTCCAGGGTTACTGGCCATGGTAAATTTACCCTTTGCCAACCTAGACTTTCTAGCATACTCCAAAGTATTTCTCTGTCTATTTCATGGGCTAGTTCTTGGCTTTTTTCTTTGAGCATTTGCTCTTGCAGGTCGCCAGATCGATCTGTCAGTAACTTCTTCTTAAGCATCGTCATCTTTCTTACAGCGTTTGCCAATCTCATCACTCCAGCGAAGTATAAACCATTCTCTGTGTGCTTCCTTTTTAAACGACCACAGGCGTTCTGTCATGCTCATACCTACACCTTCTGCGGCGGCCCACTCTTGCATTTCCAACAACAGATCTTCAGGTAGTTCTTCTTTGTTAAAAACTACACCTGGTAGTCTAAAAGGACCAACATCACAGTTTTCCATTGATATTTCCCTGTGTGTAGTCTACCCAAGTATTGGTTTGGCTGTTCCAATGTCTGTGATCGTAGAAAACAAAGTTTACAGAATAGCCTGCAAGACCCAGCCATAGATCTAGACCAGCATGATCTTGCCTGCTGGTCAGTCTAAGATCAAAGGCCAGCAAATCATTAGATTTGATAATTTGAAATTCCCAAAACTTATGTTTAAAAGGAGTAGGGCCAGTAGTGGCATACAGGCTTTCAAACCTATCCAGCCAACTGTCTATGGATATTCTTATCTGTATCATTTTTTCCTCGTTTGGTATCGATATTCTCTTTTAAGCCAATACTTATATCTGTTGTAGTACTCTTTAACTTCATAATCACGCTGGATGCCTAGGCCGTCAAGTTCGTCCTTGTGTTGCATCCATCTTTCCTGCAGCCAAACTCTAAACAGTTGTTGTTTCATCAGTGTCTCCTAGGTGTATTCGTTGGTTTGATTCGATGATAATATCAGCCCATCTCAACATGAATAAGGTAGATTTTTTGGGTACTCGTATGTTAACAGTCCACCATTTGTCATACTTGCCGCCTTCATGTATAAACCAATCCTTGTACTGTTCTCCTAGATACTGTCCACACCAAAGATATAGATCCTGTTTTAGGGCCTGCTTTTTTTGTACCTTATGATAGGAAAACTTAGACAGATATTCTCTAACCATGGGCCCAATGTCCGGATTAGTTTCACCCGGCATAGGCGTATATTCAGAGGTATCAAGCGGTTGGTATTTGGTCATGCTCTACAAACTTTTCAAGCAATTCGAAGTTTTCTTCTGCACGTTTAATAGCTTCTAGTGCTTTCAATAATGCTGGATTGTTTTGAGCAAGAGTAAGTCTGTTCATCTGCATGGTGCGCTGAGCCCTAGCCCATTCCAGCAGCTCATGTGCTTCGGAAGTAAGTTCCACTGACGGGTGGCTCATGTTAAGGGTAACCCACATGGTGCCATCCCAAACTTCAAAATTTTGATTGATAACATTGTAGCGCATATTACCCACACCCTGGGCACCGGCATGGTTGTTGATGTAAGATGATGAGCCACCGTTGGTAACGGTAACCCACCGGCTTCCAGTAATAGTTTTAATCATAGGCCTACTCCGTGTGTAAGTTTAAACCAGTTAAGGTCAGCGTCTGAAGCCAAGTAGATTCTAGTGTTCCACTCGTCTGAGCACCAAGCCCACCTTAGATTGGGCTGGTCTACATTGGGCCAATGCTGTAGTTCGCAACTGGCGCCCAGAACATGCCAAGCCCAGGCTCGGTGTTCAATAAACTGTTTAATGTCACTGCTGCGTCTATATTCAGCGGCCCATTTAAACCACTGATTGCCGTTGTGTCTACGATCAAGCTTCTTTAACTTCATAGGGTATTATAATATAGTGTAGATAACGTTGGTCCACTGTCCCGGTGCTCTTTCCGGGGGCGCACACTCCCAGCGATGTATAATGGTGTATTCAGGTACACTAATGGTCATGAGCATGACCAACCAACAGGCTGTGGCCGCTAGGAATCCCAGCACAAACTGTTTCAACTTTGGGCCTCTTTAACATGTTTGCACGAGCCTCTGTAGGTGTAGCCAGGGCAGGTGCAGGTATTTTCCTGTAGGTTAACATAGTAAACAGAGCCAGGCTTGCTGCCTGCAACTTCTCGTAGCTCAGGAGCGGTGTCAGGCTGTGCAAACACCAGTAGTCCGCCTAGGCTTTGTTCAAACACACGAGCATCAACCCGTTGAAACTTGCGGCCACGACGATCAATGGTTATGGGATTTTTAAACCACTGAGGCTCTAGTGTGCCCTGTCTTAGATAGGCCAGCATCTTAGATCCTTCTAGATAGTAGGTGTGATTACAGCCCTTGATGTCAGCCCACTCAGTGGTTTCAACGTATGCTTCAGCCATGTTAGCCCTCACTGATCACAGCCAAAAAACTGCCTCGACCATACTGTGCTTCACAGAGCCTAATGGCCTGATCCAATGACTGTGCTGGCACAGGAACATCAGCCCAAGTGTCACCAACTTTTACACGCAGAACAAACATGCCTATCTCCTTGATTAGTTGACCTACAGCCTAATTATACAGTCAACTCCAAATTAGGTCAATCTAATTTGGTTGGCCATGTAAATACGGGCTATGTTGCAGACCAGCCATCAAAATCTTCAAGGAGTCTACTCATTTTGGGCGCAGGATTCGCATGAACGCTATCTAGCCAATTTAGCTGAACAACCCCCAGATTGGTGGTATCGAACGCACACAGTTACCTATAGGGTCAACAGCGAGGGCTATCGAGCACCAGAATTTGCGGGCCAGGCTTGGGGGGACACAGTGGTGTTATTGGGCGATGAATTGGCCTGGGGTGTGGGTCTAGATGAAGCAGACACTCTAGCTCGCAAGCTGAGCATACACCTAGAACGGCCCGTGATCAATCTCAGTCAGCCCGGTGCAGGCAGCGAATGGATTTGGGCTCAGTGTCTAGACCTAGTGGCCGTCAAACCCTGGGCCCTTGTGGTCTTTTGGCCCGATCCCCTGCGTTGGTGTTCATGGGCTCACACGCTGCCACAGCATCACGGACACTGGACTGAGAATCCTCCCCCTGATCAAGAACGACGCACTAGAAGCTGGCGCAGCCAACGAGCTGTGAGTCAAATGCCCTGGAATCGCTATGCCAGCTGGACCATTACACGCAAATGGGCGCACTTTTACTCAGCCGAACATCCTCAAGATAGCCTAGTAGATTTGGATCGCAGCCGTTGTGGTTCAATCCCGGGCAGAGCCAGTATAGATCTAATCAGCAGAGCTGCGGCTCGCACGATAGCCTAGGCCGCGAAGCGGTAGCGGTGCGCAGCCAAGGTCTCATAAATACTTAATGGTAGAATACGCTCGCTGTATATACTCTAACTGGAGTCAAGGCCGCACAGCTGAAGACTGTCGAGAACACTGGAGTGACTATGTAGAAATAGTCAGCCACTGGATGAAAAGAACCCCAGAAGAAGTGAACAGACTATTGGCTAGAGAGCGTTGGCGACCCCTGGGAGCAGACTATGACAGCCAAAGAGCGCGAGCACCAACAGATGGTGCAATGGATCATAAAAGAACTGGGATCAATTAGTCCCTATGAAGACACGAGTCTAGCAGCACAGTATTCTACTGGATTTCTAGCTGCATGGCTAGCACAAGAGTTTCAACGAGATCCCTGGCAGCGCAAGAAGTTTAAACTGCTGGTAGATCGATGGCGCACTTGATCACTTGACACTGTAGTAACCTGCACTATCACTAGCAGAGTAAACACCAATAAGCCTAGTGCCCTGATAAAAACCCTCTAGTAAACCCTCATGAACAGTGTGTGTTTCATGTATATACTGATCAAAATCCTCACGAGTCAACTGAGTAACATGTGTATAAGCACTGGGATTGCCAGCAGCCTGCGAATAAAATTCAGCAATAGTAATAGTATTAGTAGTCATCATAGTGTATATACTTATCACAACTAGGCCCCGCTGCGTATATAGTGTACTCCCGCTTAGACTAGATAATCTCTACTAGGATCACGGCGGGCTGAAGGTACACTCAAGACAAACCAATGAGCTAGATCTTCTGGCACAAACCAAGCTAGATCATAAGGACCAGCTGAAACCCAACCGCCACGACGTTGCAGCCAAAGCCAAGTAAACTCTAAATCTTCACTGGGCTCCCATGTACGATAGCATAAGATCAAACTCATACATGTATTTAACAGGCCCCGCTGCCAATAATGTATAGTGTATAACCTACAGTGTATGTGTATAGACTGCTCAGTTTCTAAACCTTGCTAGCTGTACAGGCCTACACGTGAGTTAGGAGTAAACGTAATGGGCGGCACCTTATATAGACTAGTATACGAGCTCGAGGAGCAAGGTGCAAGTATTCTGGCAAGACTAGGCCCCGCTGCGGCCTCGGCATTGATTGAAGATCTAGCAAGATCTAGATGGATATAGAGGGATATAGGGAAGATCTAGAGAGATATAGGGAGATATAGGGAGTAACCATTTTAACTATGCCAGTCTCCACCACGGTCTGACAAATTTTTTTAGCCTAAGTCTAGGGTGCCCCACCACACTAAAGAGTCATAATCTAGGTTTGGCCACACAATATCACACTTTGTCACACTTTTCTGCACTTTTGTCAACTTTGACCCCGTCTGTTGATCACTATGACGAGCCGGGGTGATCTAGATCACACTTTTATACACTCTAGATCTACGGCTCTAAGCCTATTAACTGGCTGTTAGGCACCAAACCGATTAAATATTTACATGGCTGCTGCTAATATCAAGACTCTAGCACATGTAGAAGTAACAGGTGCTGCCTTTAATATCTATATCAGTATGAATATGGATTCAGGCGCTATACATATATTCAAATACGATAATAATCAATGTGATTATGGAGTATTCATGGACGGGGATAGTGCCTGTGACTTTATTAATCTAGGCATGCCCGTGGGGCGCTGGGGTTATAAGGCTCGGGATGAGAGTGAGGACTAGCACCTGCACCAACCAAACACGCCGGGAAAACTAGTCGCACAGCCGGCATGTCCACCCCCAGTATGCCTGTTCGAACGCACGGTGCTCCGCTTGGGGTGTTGTTATTATCCTTGTATTATAGTGCCAAAGTAACCCTGGTGTCAACAGGGTTTTTAAGCATCTGTTGTATTTTTACAACAGGCGAGTGCGGCCTGTAAAGACCCGCCATTTGACAGGGTTTTTGACTTGTGCTATAATACACTTTTAAAGGAGCACTATGTCACCGGATAAGCAGCATATTTTTACATTATTAAGTCAACTTCAAATGTTAATAGATAATGATTTTGAATATAATGAAAATATACAAGAATCATTTAATGTATTATGTACAGTATTAGATGACGAAATACCCGAAGATTATACTGCAACATAATACATAATCCCCAAGACCCTAGACCTAGTAGGGTCTTTTGGTTGACAATTGGGCTAGGGTCTGCTATAATAATGACATAGTAAGGAGAGCGAACAATGGCAAGAACCCGTAAAATACGCAGCGACTGCAATTACATCATCTACGAAGCGGTGGATGAGCGCGGTGAAAACTACATTGGCTTGACCCGCAAGACCATGACCACTGTGAGCAAGAGTGTACTAGAGCGTTGGCGCAAGCATAAGAGTCGCGCTCGCAACGAGAACAGACTGTGGGCTCTCTATGTATACTTAAAGACTGGTGGACTTGACATGGCTTGGGAGCATCGCGTACTAGAGATCGTGCGCGGTCGCAAAGAAGCCTATGCTAGAGAGCGCGAAATTGTAAAAGAGCTCCAGCCCTCACTCAACGATCAGTACCTTTAAGCGGTTGACAAGGCCGCTTTTTGGTACTATAATTGCAGCATACGTTAACAAATAGGAGCGAAGACTATGAAGTTACTTTCCACAGCCAACCCTAAGATCCAAAAGGGTACCAAGCTAGGCTATTTGAGCTTTATCCTACACCTTGCACCAGCGGACTTGTCAGGGCGTGAGACTTGCCCCAAGCGAACAGCAGGTTGCACTGCCGCATGCCTTAACACTGCAGGACGCGGTGGTATGTTCCGCAAAGGTGAGAACACCAACATGATTCAGCAGGCTCGTATCCGCAAGACCAAGATGTTCTTTGAAGCTCGCGATGCTTTTATGCAGCAGCTGGAGAAAGACATCCAGTTGGGCATCAAGCAGGCGGCCAAGCTGGGATTGACTCCTGTGTTTCGCTTGAATGGTACTAGTGACTTGGCTTGGGAGAAGTATGGCATTATTGAAAAGTTCCCCCAAGTACAGTTCTATGACTATACTAAGGTCTTGGGTCGTAAGGTCAGCCACTTGAAGAACTATCACTTGACGTTCTCAGCTGCTGACGGTAACGATGCAGATGTCCAGGGTGCAATTCAGCAGGGTATGAACGTGGCCATGGTCTTTGACAAGCTGCCCGCAGAGTACATGGGCCGTGAGGTTATCGATGCAGACGACACTGATCTGCGCTTCTTAGATGCTAAGAACGTGATTGCAGGGCTTAAGGCCAAGGGTCGTGCTAAGAAGGACACCACTGGGTTCGTTCGTAAGGTTATTCCTATCGTTGGTTGACACCCAGCCCAAACGGTAGTATACTTAAGGCTAGATAGTTAAAAAGGAGCGAAGATGTATACAGTTGAAATCTATAAGCAGGATGCTCGTACCAAAAAGGGCGAGCGATTGGTCTCTAAGACGGACTATGACACTGATAACCTCTCCATGCTTGAGCATACGGTCAAGCATACCTATAGAGCCAGTCAGGGTTTCCGCTATGAAATCCACGTGACTATGGTTGAAAAGACCAACATGATGGGTGGGGGCAAGTTCATGGAACGCTATGACACGCCCTACTATTGTTCACCAAGTTCTGAATCTTACTGGAGCATGTAAATGAAGACTATCTTTGAAATCTTTCCTGGTATCGCCATCTACGACACTGAGCCTGTGAGTGTACAGAATCCGTTCAGCGGAGAGAGTGCGACCCTAAGTCCTGAGGAAGTAGCGGTCTATGACTACATCAAGGGCTGTGAGCTTATGGAGGACTATGCGGGTGTCCGCAAGGGCCTAGACTGGTTCAGCCGTAAGAACCCCGAAGCTTACATGACTTTGCTGGACTAGTCAACCTGGGTGTGGCTTTTTTGCCACACCCTTTCCCATGATCGTCGCCTAGATCCGACAGGCACCCTCCACGTCCACCCCCTCTAAGTTCGAACATGTGTATATTATACGACATTTTGGGCGGCCCGTCAACCAAAAGAAAGACCCTACAAGCTAGTCAACTATTATGTTTTTGGCTTGACATTTTGGACCCTCTGCGCTATAATAGCAGCATAAGTTAACAAAGGAGCCAAAATGCAAACAAACTGCACAGCACTTGCTAAAATTACAATTAACAAAAAATTAAACACATATCGCATTGTGTTTAGTTTTGACAAACACAATCGTATTACAGTTAAAAATGCTGCGCTAGTAACAGGCGACATTTGCGGAATAGAAAACGAGAATGCTAGCATTTACATTACACAAGCTATACAAGCAGCAAAAGCTGTCCTACGCACAAACAATGTGCAAATAGTTGACTAAGCTGTAGGGTTATTAGCACAGCAAGTTGACATTTTGGACTTGCTGTGCTATAATTGTTTTTTAAGTAGTTAAAGGAGCGAAAGATGCAAAAACTTACACTTGTGCGTTATGAGATTGAAACAGACTGTGTTATTAGCGAGTTTGCTTGCGACTTTACTGTAACGACTGCAGGCGACGGCTTGTGGGGCTGTGAAGCAGACAGAAAAATTAATGTTACAGGCGTTTGCATTGTGCATAATGTATTTGACGAAGAAGTGTATACACAAGTAAATGTTACACACAACAGCACGTGGGACATTTACACAGACACGGGCTTTGAAAGTGCTATTAGCGAAGCTGTAGGCTTTGGTGTACGCTTTACAGAGCAGGGTATGCAAGAAGACGAAATTGCTAGCATGGAGGTTTGATAATGCAGACTAGAGAACAGCTTTTTGACAAACTAGCAGAAGTTGAAGCTTTGCTAAAACAAGCTACTTGCGATGGCGAGGCATTTGAAAATAACTTAGGCGAGTATGACGACTGGGCAGCTGAACTAGCTAGCTGCTTGCGTACACTTACAGACAGTATAGACTATTACGTGGATTAAGGAGCAAGTATAATGTTAACAGCAAAACAAAAGGCAGACAAACTGCGCGAAGCTATTGCACTGCTAATGGACGTGGATGCACTAGTGCAAACAGCACTAGGTGACAGTGACGTATGCTATGATATGCACTGCAATATAGAGGAAATGATTGACGACTTGACAGCAGACGTAGAGGAGTTTGAAGGATGACACGTACAGAAATAGACAATATACTACAGTGGGCGGGCACTGCCTGCCTGCTTACCATGTACGTGCTTATGTCATTCTTTCCACAGCTACATCCTTGGAACATTGTAGCGGGTGTATGCGGTGGAGTACTATATTTGGCGTGGACTATACGTGTGGCAAATAAGCCACAGATGCTGGTTAACGTTGTAGCAATAGCCATAGGGCTAGCAGGGATATACAAAGCCTGGGGTTGACAGTTTGGACCCAAGGTGTTATACTATGGGTACAGTAAGGAATTAGGAGCGATAGATGGAAAGAGGAACTTGCCCAGTTTGCAACGGAACTACCCGGGTGCCAGCTGGTGACAACAAATACAAACACGTCATTGCCGGCTACGACCGGGACACTGATACATTTGGTTGCACTAACTGCGGTGGACAGTATATGTGGAGCAACCCTAAAGGCGAAGTGCGCCTGAACAAGGACGGTGTGCCCTGCACCCACTCCTACACTGGAGCAACAGTAGGACGTTGTCTAACAGAATACACCTGCAAGCATTGTGGGGATAGGTACCAAATTGACAGCGGCGACTAAAGGTGCTATACTATAGGCTAAGTTAAACAAAAGGAGCGAACTATGTTTAGTAACCAAAACATCATTAAAACATATAGCGGAAAAATTGGCTGTATGTGCGGTTGTAAGGGCAAGTATAACTACACCCAACACGGCGCCCAAACCGACGGCCCAGGCTATCCTGTAAACGTCTCCGAACGCGGAGTGCGTATCATTGCTAGTCGTGTGCTTAACGATTCTCGTGTAGTGTTTGACGGTGATATGGCCTATGTCGAGGATCGTGTAGCAAACAAAATTCAAGTCGTCTACTTCAAAGGAGCCTAATATGAAAGTCGCAGAACTTATTGAATCCCTCAAGTATATGGATCAGGACGCTGAAGTCCACTTCAGCTATAACTACGGAGACCACTGGCGCACAGAAGTAGCCCCAGCCGTTAGCCGTGTTGACGAAGGCTATGTGGGTTACAGTGACTATCACCGCATGGACAAGATGCTTGACGAAGAGGACGTCTATCCAGACGAGGACTACGGTAACCCTAGCGAAAACGCAAGAAAGGTAGTGGTGTTAGCATGATCACAGCAGAAGCTCTCCAAGAGATGATTGCCTATAGGGCACCCACATTAACCAAACTGGCCAAGGAAGGCGGCTGGAAGGGGCCTGCGTTCAGCTCGTGCAAGTTCCTAGGCATCACCAACGGCGGCCAAATCTGCTACATGGGCGTCTTCCTATGTGAGGGTGGCACTGACAGTACTAAGGTATTCTTATCCCACAGAGGCGGTAGGGTTATTGCTGACGTACAGTTGACAGAGTGGGCTTAAGGCACTATAATACAAACACTGAAACAAACATTTAAGGAGCGACTCAAATGGCTACACGTTCAACTATTGCATTAGAATTTGCAGACGGCACAGTTCAACAAGTCTACTGTCACTGGGACGGTTACTTGAGCAACAACGGAGTCCTGTTGCGCGATCACTACTCCAACCCATTCATCCTGCGTGACCTTATTGACTTGGGCGACATTAGCTCGCTTCGTCCTACTGTAGGCACCAAGCACGCCTTTAGCCAGTTTGAAACTAAAATGTCTAGCGAAGACTACGACAAGCTCTACGGCGAAATGACAACCTTTTACGGACGCGATCGCGGCGAAACAGGCACTGGCCCTAAGTCGTTCAAAGACTTTGAGGACTACAAAGAGAACTTCCAACACGAGGAATATGCTTATATCCTGCGTAAGGACGGCAACTGGTACGTCAAGCAACACAGCAAGGACTTCGAACTGTTGAACGAAGCGTTAGAAGTAGAATTAGCTGAGGAGGCAGCATGAAAGTCCTAGTCCGTACCCTACTAACACAAGAGCTTGAGGTTCCGGAAGGCTGGGACCGTTACGATGTACTGGACTTCCTTGCTGAACATCAGAGCTTCAGGACCGCGTTCCAAGGCATTAGCAACGAGGATCAGACAGCCCGAGTTATTGACCTAGGTGTAGTAGAAGAAACTGTAGAACAACTTGGTGAGGAGTGTTTCGATGAGTAAAATGAGTGAACTAGCATACGATATTGAGCAGCTGTACATTGAGGGCTATGGCCCTAAGAGTATCGCTGTCCAACTAGGCTGTCCTCTTGAACTAGTACATGACTGGATCAAAGACAACGGCTGCAACGCCGCAGAGGACTTGAGTCCTTTTGAAACTATTAACAGCTAGAGTCGCTCCTAGCAACCCTGTGGGGCCCCAGGGTATTGGGCCCCACCCCGCACTCGCCCTGTTGTTTTAGAGCCACAATCAGAGTTGACAGGTTGCCCAAACGATGCTATAATATACACATACTAAGGAGAGCGACACATGATCACTATCGAAGGTTTGTCCCGTAAGCAAAAGATGTTGGCAGACATTATTTGGGCTCTTGATAGCCAAGACCAAGTGCAGACATTTATCGCTAGCCTGCCACCTAAAGACCGCAGAGATGCACAGACTGTAACGCAGCTGATGATCCTAGCGTTTTTGGACGAAGTCACTGATACCACTGATGCCCGTAGGGTTATTGCTGATCTAGTTGACAAGCGATAAGAATGGCTATACAATACACATATACTGACACACAAGGAGCAACAGATGAACATTAGCACACTAGAGCAATATGTAGATGGTATTAACCGTTGGGGTAAACTGTTTGGTAATGCACCTCTCAGCCTGCTCAACAGCAAGGATCGTCAGAAGATTGCGGATCGTATTGATGCAGACCTTAGCCCAGAGAATTTGACTTGCGACGGTGAGCTGCCTGCAAGCCAAGTCCGTGCCCGTCATCAAATGTTGACCCGTGCGGCACAGGAGTTGAAGAGCATTGACCCTGCTGTAACCTTTTACGAATTTTCTTAAACACATAGGAGCGAACTATGCCAAATTGGTGCAATAACTCAGTAGAACTGTATCACAAAGACCCTGCAATGATTGAGCGGGCTCGAACAGCGTTCAACGATGGACGCTTGCTAGATGAGTTCATTCCAGTGCCCAAAGACTTGCAGATTGTAGCAGGCCGAGTAGGTGACGACAACGATCCTAAACAGATTGAACTCAAAGAAGCAGAGACTCGTAATCTTGCCACACACGGTTATGCCACATGGTATGACTTCTGCGTCAACGAATGGGGCACCAAGTGGGATGTGGGTTCAGATGGTAACCCTGCACAGGACATTCCAGGCGGATTGATGTTGGGCTTTGATTCAGCATGGAGCCCTCCTGTCAATGCCTACGAGAAGCTCTTAGGCTTGGGCTTTGAGATCCGTGCAATGTATTACGAACCCGGTATGGCATTTGCTGGCATATGGGACAACGGTGACGATTACTTCTACGAATACGGTGGATTAGACAGTGCAGGTATTGCAGAAGAACTGCCTGTGGAACTAGACGAGGCGTTTGGCATTAGTGAGTCAGCTGCTGAGTGGGAAGAAGAAAACAAAGAAGAGGAAGCAGAATGAAAACCAATCGAGAACTAAACGAAGAGCATGACCGACGAGAACTTATGCGAGTGCGGCCTAAACAGCCTAACTACAACTATAAGCCCTTAGAAGAAGTAGTACGAAAGTGGGTAGAATTGAGCAAGAATCGTGAGCAAGATTGAGCTTTATATTAGACCACTAGTAGTTTTTGACGCCGCAAACAGAGAACACCGGCAATACTTCTTCAACTTCCTAAGAACAGGTGGTTGGAAAGGCTGTCCGTATCGTTGGGCCCTTGAGGACGATCACGGATTTTTAATTGGGCAAATGCAGAGAGCTGTAAATGAGTATTATTTGGCGCGAGACTTTAAGAATGTGGCAAAAGCGCCACAGACTTTGGTTCGCCAAAAGAGGAAGAAAACGGTTGACAAGTAACACAACCGAGCTTATAATAGAGACATGCTAAGGAAACTAGCATAAACTTAAACCACACACAGAAAGAGGTAATAAAATGGCTACAGATAAACTTTTTAACGTCGTAGGCGTTTCTAAACTAAATGGCAACTATAAGGTGCGTTTCGCTACTGACCTTATGCGAATTAAGGTATTGGCCAAGCACGGTCACGAAGACATCCGACTTGCTGAGTTGGACAAGGTCATGACCAAGTATGAAGCTGTTCAAGCTATCAAAGGCATGGACGACTTCCAAGATGCAGCTGCTCAGTCTGCTATCGCTGAGTACCTTGAGGAGAAAGCTCCTAAAGCAAAAGCTACCAAGGCTGGCCCCGTTGCTAAGGCCACTAAGGCACCTGCTAAGACTAAAGCTACTAAGGCTAAGGTCGAAGCTGATCTCGAAGACGCTCCGTTCTAAACGATGCGGTATGCACCATCGCTCAGTGAGGACTATGGAATCAATAGGGTCGTAGTCCGTGATTTCAAATCGGTACCTCCTGGGCGAGTGCTGTGCGTTATCGCAAGAGAAAACCAGTACGAAGCAGAAGAGATCGCTGTAACAATATCAGATCTACTTAATACACTAGAAAACAACCATGAGCTGGACTCAGTATGAAGTTTGGGCCGAGATTGACGGACACCAAGAACTTATCGAAACCACGCATTCCAAAAAAGAAGCAATAAGCCTAGCAAAGAAGGTATATAACGAGGGAGTTGACTTCGTCCAAGTGTTTGAAGAAACCAGTGACGGAGACTACCTTGAAGTAGAAACTCTACGCAGGTAATACCCAGCCCGGGTGGTGAAATAGGTAGACACAAGAGACTTAAAATCTCTCGCTCGAAAGGGCGTGCCGGTTCGATTCCGGCTCCGGGCACCAAGTTTCAGGGCCTCTAGCTCATGTTGGTTAGAGCAGCGGACTCATAATCCGTTGGTGCCGTGTTCGACTCACGGGGGGCCCACCATACATCACGCCTTAGCTCAGTTGGATAGAGCAACAGCCTTCTAAGCTGTGGGCCACTGGTTCGAATCCAGTAGGCGTGGCCATTCTTTGGTTGACACACCTAGCCCAATCTGTTATAATTACGACATACTGAAACAACAGGAGCGCGATATGGGTTACAAGGTTCTAGCAGACAAGTTTGAGATGGACGAGATGCGTACCAAGTACGGGCCACGCAAGGGCCTAGAAGGTCCCTTCAACTTCAACGGCAGAGTGTTGTATTATGACAACAAAGAAGGTCAGTACTATGACCCACGCACAGACTTCTATGTTGAGCAAGAAGAGATGGACATGGTCACCCAATCGTTGATGAACCGCTTCTTCCAGGATTAACCCTAGCGGTTGACAGATTGGACACTCTTTGCTATACTATAGGCTAAGTTAAACAAAAGGAGCCAACAATGATGCTAGTAATCGACACGCAGTACATGGAGAACTATGGCGCCCACGATTGGGACGGTGAAGGTGCTTGCCCCCAGTATTGGAAGATGAAGGGCGGCTCTTCCTACAAGGTACTAGGTGTGCCTGTGGGCATCGATCTCCAAGAGATCATTGAGTTGGTTACTCCGCAGGTCGAGCGCAGCAACGACTATTGCCGGGAATACATCATTGGTTTCCATTGCGAAGCTGACGACTACCTCAGCCAGTTCGAGCGTGATCAGCTAGAGTGGGAAGGTGAGATCACCTTCAAAGAACCCATACTGGAATATGGGGATTTGGTTGACGCCACAGTCTAATGGCGTTATAATTAAGACACATTAGCAAACAAGGAGCGAACCATGCAAGCTAGAGAACTAAACACCCAAGAAGCCCCAACTAAATGGTTTGCAGCCATGGATGCTAGGATGCGTAATCTAGCCAACAAGAGTCGCTACCCGCAGACAACCCAAATTCAAATTGATCGCATGAAGATGGTCATGAACATGGTCTACGCAGCCAAAGGTGTCTACGAAGCCTATGGCAAGAAGGGTGTGTCAATCAAGGTTGACGGTGCTGTTGTCAAGGACCGAAACAACCTACAGGCCCTAGAACAAGAGTGGAGCCTCAAAGGTTTCACCAAAAAGATTACCCCACAAGGTGTCATCTACCGGTTGACGGCCTAACCAAAAGGCTGTATAATTAAGACATATTAACAAGGAGCGACCCAAATGGCTAAATCTAAAGTAAACTACGACAACTTCGCCAGCTTTGACATCAACGAAGCTTGTGACTACTTTGACGTAGACAGCAGAGCACAGTGGAACAAGATTGGCAAGTTCATCGTGGCAGATGGACAAGACTATCACCAAGTCATGGAAGAGCACTTTGACTTTGAAGACACAGCAGATGGCGAGTATGCTGCCTTTGAAGCAGGCGTTAAGTATGCACTGACAAAGATGAACTTGGCACTAGAAGCCGCTGGCATCGACGTACAAGTCTGTGAAGTAGACCTAGTAGAGAGCATGGGATTTATTATGGTGCGTTGTGATGACGAGCCCGAGGACTTCGTAAAGCGAGCTCTCAAGAAGCCCGTGATGATGGTTGACAGCTGGGTCTAAATATCATATAATATTGATACTGAAACAAAGGAGCGAACCATGTTTACACTAGAATCTCGAGAGAATTACGATACCCGTCACGGTAGCCCATTTGATCGTGGCTCGGCTGACAGCTACTACCATCGTCCTCGTGATCCTCATTACTTCGTGGGCGACACCTACGGTTCTCTGCGTGTTGGCCGGGACCAAATGACCCCAAATGAAGTCCAAGCCTACCTTGCAGGCTATCAGTACAACGAACAGTTTGGCGACAAGAAAGACTGGGGTTGACACCCTAGCCCAAACCTGCTATACTATAGACACTTAGACATTAGGAGCGAAACAAATGACTAACCTGCAAATCCGTATTGAAGAACTCTTGTTCGAAGGTCTCACTGAAGTTGAGATCGCTGAAAAGCTGGGCATCAGCATCGAAGAAGTAGAAGCCCAGATCACCATCATCGAAGAGCTGGACTATGCCTACGATGACGGGATGGACGGAGACTTTGAGTCTGCGATGGCCAGTGCCGGCTTTGGCACAGATGAAGATTATGGTTACTATGGAGATGAATAACATGAGACAAACCAGTGCATTCGCCCTGTTCTTTCTAGGTCTAGTCATGACCTTTGGTGCTGTGGGCAGCATCGAAACTACCCTAACCACAGAGGAACTCCTCGCAGGCTTGAGCTTGGCTCTAGTGGGCCTGGGCCTGATGGGTGTAGGAGTCCTGGGCCTGCGCTCTACAGTTGACAATCAGGACTAAAGGCCCTATAATAGAGATACTTAGACAACAAGGAGCGAACCGTGGATATCAAGCAAATCAACTCAGCCATCATGTTTGGCACTTGGACCAACACCGAACTGACCAGCATGATCGATGCGATCAAGTGGGCTCGGACCAATCTCAGCAAGCAGATCAAACGTACAATCCGAGTAGGTGATAACGTAGAGTTCACCTCAACCAAACACAATCGTCAGGTGCGCGGCTTCGTTACCAAAGTGGCTGTTAAATATGTAACAGTAGACACGGGCATGGGCCTGTGGCGGGTGCCTGCCAATATGTTGGCTGTGGTTGACAAAGAGCTGGCTTGAGCTTATACTATAGGCTAAGTTAAACAAAAGGAGCGAACCTATGCAAGTTACTACACAAGAGCAAGTCAACGCAATCGTTAAAGAAGCCCAGCAGGCAGCTTACGAAGCCGCAATGAAGTTCTTTTACGATCGGCTCAACGGCCAGGATCAATATGCCTGCGGCTTTGCTTGGACCAACATCTACGGTGTCAAGGGCAACACCAAGCTGGGCAAGATGCTCAAAGCCGCTGGCGTCAAGCAAGACTACACCAAGGCGTTTCAGATCTGGAACCCCAGTGGTTTGGGCTGTCAGAACGTAGACACCAAAGAAGCGGGTGCAGAAGCTGCCGCAGAGGTGTTTCGCAAGTATGGCTTTGAAGCCTACGCTGGTAGCCGATTGGATTGACACTAAGCCCGCAAGGGCTTATAATATTAATTTTACACACAGGAGCGAATTAAATGGCAAAGGTTGTTACCAGTCAAATGCTAATGAATGCTAGCGCAGACGTTAAGAGCTTGGAACAGGACAAGGACTTTCTCAAGGCCAAGGCCCAACAGCTGGCTTCAGAGTCTGATGAAGACATTATGACTCGACTCAAAGATCGCTTTGAGATTCTTGAAGACATGACTCGTGCCTGCAAGAAGGGCGATGTACGTGCTATGATTGTTACTGGTCCCCCAGGCGTGGGCAAGAGCTTTGGCGTAGAGAAAGTACTTAGCAAGCATGATGTGTTTGCTGATGTAGCCAACGATTCAAAGCTGAAAAAGTACGAAGTAGTCAAGGGTGCGATGAGCGCCATTGGCTTGTACAAGAAGCTCTATGAGTTCTCAGATCGCAAGTGTATACTGGTGTTCGATGACTGCGACTCAGTGCTCCTAGATGACTTGAGCTTGAACATTCTCAAGGCAGCACTGGACAGTTCAAAGAAGCGTACTATCCATTGGAACACTGACAGCCGACTCCTGCGCCAAGAAGGTGTGCCCAACTCATTCGAGTTCAAAGGCGGTGCTATCTTTATCACCAACATCAAGTTTGATCACGTTAAGAGCAAGAAGCTTAAGGATCACTTGGAAGCTATCGAGTCACGTTGCCACTACTTGGACTTGACCATTGACACTGATCGTGAGAAGCTGTTGCGTATTAAACAGGTAGTGCGTGATCATGGCATGCTGGATGACTACAAGCTAGAGGATAGTGCCAAGGTAGAAGTAATTGACTTTATTGAACGCAACCAAAAGCGTATGCGTGAGCTGAGCTTGCGTATGGTGCTTAAGGTAGCGGATATACGTGCTAGCATGCCTGCTAAGTGGCAAGCTGTAGCCGAAGTAACCTGTATGCGTAATAGATAATAATAATAGGCATACAGGCTAGGTCACTGGACGATTCGCTCCCGGACTGTGACTTTGCTGTGCCCCAGGATATCCGATTCGCTCCCGGTATCCTGGGGTTTTTTTTGATTGAGATTTCAAAAAAAATATTTTTCGAATGGTCGGTGGGGGAGTGGGGGGTCAGGCTATATATTGATTTTTTGTTGCAAAAGCGCAACAGCGCATGCCTAAATTTTCATGGCATATAGACGCAAAATCACCATCATGAATCTATAAGTACTTCTCTATAATTTTTTGCGCGGCAATTTTTTTAGGCCCTAGGACCCATTCGGGCTATATAGTGTAAAACCTTGAGAGTATTCTTTGTGCGTCACTACTACATACTAAGCCAGGATCCCGAGTTTGCGTCAGTAATTGAGTTTATTCAACGCCATCAGATTCTTCATGAACTGCATCTAAATCGTACACGTTTTTGGATTGCTTCCGGTCCAGTGCTTACAGAATTCTTACTTAGATTTAGTCACTGTTGTCCGTTGGTACAAGACTAACCACCTATACGTGCAAACAGTTCATACGCTGGTTTTCGTAGTTCGCCCCGTAGTCCCTGCTCGTAGGTCACTGGCGCTAGTCCGCGATTAATGTCTGCTAAGGCTGTTTTGCCCACGCCAAAGTCTTTATTATTGCCCAACTGACTTCTAATGTCCCCTAGTGCAGAGTCCAACTGTTCAGCAGCTTTTTTCAGTGCTGGTCTACCATAGTAAGTGCCCACGTTAGCAGCCTTGTTAATCCAACCGTCAGGGCCAATGCCAAATATAGGATACCAACGACCTGGTTCTACACCTTCCTTGGGCACACTACCACTGCTCAAATAGTATGGTACACGCTGGCCATTTACCTGTACCACTACTATAGCACGACCGTCATGATTTACTATGGGTATTGCACGTTCTGTAAACTTGCTCGTGCCCGTGTCCCATACTTTGGCTGTTAATGGTTCTAGTCGAACACCTGCTGCCAATGCCTGTTGACCCAGTCGATCTGCTAGACTCTGTGCTGAAGTTTTTACAGCCACTCGAGCTGCATCAGCTGCTGATTGTTTGGCCATGTTTTGCCCAAACCTATCTAGAAATCTTGATATTGCAGCATTTTCTGTTAGTTCGTGTATTTTCATCTAGATATTTAGCTCCAGGTCAGTAGAAACAGAGTGCGATTCCTTTCTCTACGGAAAGCTATACAGGCCTGCCAATAGTCAACAGTAGTACCATTGTGATAGGCCCATTCTGCATGGTGATGGCCTACATAGCGATTTAGCCAGGATTCTAACTCTTCTACAGCTGCTACCCAATCCATTTGATCCGAGCGGTTGATCATGGGCCACGGTGCAGCAGCTATGTAGAGAAAGTCATGCCATTCTGGCAGATAATACTTGCTGGACATACACTTATTTATAGGGCTAGAGCTAAGGTAACGCTCTATTCGCGTTTAACCGTTACCGCTTCGCGGCCTTAGGAATTTTCCGGCGCTTCGCGAGTTCGCTAAAATTTTTGCGCTTCGCGATTATCTTCTACGATACCAAGAGGTGTTTGAAGTTCTGTAGACGTACTCTATGGTCTGGTTAGCTGTAGTTGAACCAGCAAATGTACCCACCAGTGTAGGACCAGCTGCTAACGCCAGGGTCACTGTGTTGGTTGATACTGTAAAGCGCAGAACCTGCCCATCTACTGGAGCACCTGGGAATGTCAGTGTGGCTGTAAATCCTGTGTTGCTGACTATCAGTAGGTTGTCAGTGATTGTGGTGCTTAGAGCATAGCTGCCCGTGGCTGAAACAGCAATATAGTTTGGTGATATAATGTCCAAACCGTTACGATCTAAATTCTGTACCACTGTGGTGCTGGCTGAGCTGCCCACTGTGATTAGGCCTGTACTGGCTGGCCCAATGTTAAAACTGCCCGTGGTTGCGGGCATAAGGGCTGTGGCTGTGACTATTTCAACACCCCCAATTTCATAGGCTGTGCCTGCGCCTGCTATGTCTATGTTGACGTTACTGGTCCAGGCATTGGTAGTGCTGACCCAAGTCCAGGTTAGGCCGCCTCCGCCGTTGTCCAAAGTTAGGCCGCCACCATTGGCTGTTAGGCTGCTGGGCCCTGTGGCTGCTAGGTTAACTGCACCTGCACCAGCATGATTTACTGTCATGGTCACCTGTACAAGACTGTCCACAGACAGTATGACTGCACCCACACCTAGCACTCCAGTACCTCCTGAAACTGTCAACAGTTGGCCGGGAATCAAACCCTGTGTAGTGCCCGAAGTCAGCGTAATTTGTGCTGT